CATGCGGCGCAGAAGCAGTGCGCTTGAACCCACTTGATGAACGCTTGCAACGAAACCTTGCTTTTTATAAAAAGTATGTTAAGATTTCGGCCTAAGTGATCAAGTGAACTGCCATTACGCGGTCAACGGAGTACCGGACTGCGTGCCTACGCGAGGAAGCGAAGATGGCGATTTTCAACAAGAACACGCTTGCGCAAATCTCTGGGTTTGACAACCAAATTATTGCGGCTGAACTTGTCAAGGGACAGCGCAAGTACTACAACCTGACGCTCAATGACAGCGCAGGTGCAGCGGTTAACCTGACCGGCGCAACCCTAAGCGCACAAATACTGCGCAGGCAGCTAAGTAATGTCCGGGACAGCAGGTACGGTCTTACGTTTGACATTGCAGACTACAGCCCTCCGCCTAGTCCGATCAATCTTACGATTGCAAATCAAAGCTTAGCAAGTGGCCAATTTACGCTCGTCATTGACAGCTCAACCTGGTCGGTTACGGACGCAGACGCGCAGCTTGACATTAACGCTGCAGCGCCTGTTGGTTTTTCCGGCAACATAAAAATTGCAGTGCCAGCGTCGGGCAATACGCCAGCCTACGACTACGTCATTTTTCTGCTTTTCCTTGTGCGCAGCGACGGGGTGATCAATTGAGCGACGTAACGATCGTTACGCAGGCTGCGCCTGCAATAACTCTTTTGATTGACAAGGGCGTTATTGGCCCAACGGGAACAATTGGCCCGACGGGCAATACTGGTCCAGCGGGGGCAACTGGCCCAGCAGGCGCAATTGGACCAACTGGATCAGCAGGCGCAATTGGACCAACCGGAGCAACTGGTGACACAGGACCAACGGGCGCAACAGGACCGAGTGGAGGTCCGCCTGGGCCTGCTGGCCCTACCGGATCAACTGGTCCAACCGGCAACGCCGGGCCGACTGGCGCAACAGGGGCAGCGGGCGCAACGGGAAACACAGGTGCAACAGGTGCAACAGGTGCAACAGGTGCAACAGGCCATGTTGGTCCTACGGGATCAACTGGTGTCGCAGGCGTGGCTGGCGCAACGGGTGCTACGGGCGCAACTGGCCCGGGTGGCGGTGCGACTGGACCAACCGGGGCAACCGGGGCAACCGGAGCAGCCGGTGCAACAGGCGCAACAGGGCCGACGGGCGCGACTGGGGCAACTGGTCCTGCCGGTGCTGGCGGCGCAACAGGCGCGACCGGCCCAACCGGAGCAACAGGATCTACTGGGCCTGCTGGTGTTACGGGCGCTGCAGGCGCAACAGGCGCTGCTGGGGCAACTGGCTCAACAGGCGCAACAGGGCCGACTGGCGCAACTGGCGCTGCTGCTTCTGGCGATGTCGTTGGTCCAGCGTCTAGCACTGACAATGCAATTGCGCGGTTTGATACAACAACCGGCAAGCTGCTTCAAAATTCCCTTGTCATTATTGGAGACGACGGTGCAATTACTGCGCCTGCCGTTGGCTCGGTCATTCCGTTTTATTTTTCAACCACTGGCGGTTTTCCTGACCCTGCGATTTATCACGGCGCAATAGCGCATGCGCACAATGCAGGCAAGATGTATTTCGCGCACGGCGCAAACTGGATCCCGCTTGCAAACGCGCCAACTGGGACTGCATCTCAACTGCTCGCTAACGACGGCAACAGCGGTTTTGTAAATATTACGCTTGGCTCTGGATTGTCGCTTTCTTCAGGAACTTTAACAGCAGCAGGCGGCGGCGGCGGTGCCGCCGGGCCAATTCTGGAAAGCTCTCAGACTATATCAAGCAACTATTCAATCACCGCTGGAAATAATGCAGGAAGTTTTGGGCCTGTAACGGTTGCTTCAGGTGTTGGGGTGACGGTTGGGTCCGGTCAAACTTGGCAAGTTTTCTGAGGAGTTGTATTCATGAGCAGCCTTAAAATTCAAGGCAATGCGTCAGGAGCAGGAACAACCACGCTCCAGTCTGCCGCTACAGCGTCAAACACAACGTTTACCCTACCAGGGACAGACGGTACAGCCAATCAACTTCTCAAAACAGATGGGTCGGGTAACCTGAGTTTTGCGACGGCTGGTACGGATTATGTCGCGCCTGGAACGGCAACAACGTTTACGGCATTGCAGACCTTTAGCGGATCAGCCTCTGCTTTAGGATTGGTGCTAAACGACGCAGCTGAGACGGTAACAGTATCTGCAACCGCAGCAACAGGCTCAATCAACTACGATGTAACCACTCAAGCGGTGCTTTATTACACATCCAACGCATCGGCAAACTGGACGGTGAATTTTCGTGCCTCTAGCAGCACAACCCTCAACACTGCAATGTCAACTGGTCAATCAGTAACGGTAGTGTTTTTGGTTCAACAAGGCGCAACAGCTTACTACAACAGCGCGGTTCAAGTGGATGGAATAAGTGTGACGCCAAAGTATCAAGGAGGCACGGCATATTCTTCTGGTAATGCATCTAGCATTGATGTTTATACCTACACCATCATTAAAACAGCAAGCGCAACATTTACTGTGTTCGCTTCACAAACGCGATTTGCATAAGGATTTATTATGCCGTTATTAGCAACGCGAGGCGCAGCTTCTGTAAGAGGGTTTGGAATGTTTGGTGCAAGTGGCGCGCCTTCATCAGTTGCAGTTCTTCTAGTTGCTGGTGGAGCATCAGGGACTGCATCTGGTACTGGAGGCTCGCCAGGGGGTGGCGCTGGCGGTTATATCGAACATCCTTCTTTATCAATATCTGCGGGCATTTCTTATAATATTACCATTGGTGGCGGAGGAGCCGGATTTGGTCCTCAAGCATCAAGTTTTTCATCAAACGATGGTACAAACAGCAGTTTTGGAGCGCTACTAACAGCAATTGGTGGTGGTGGAGCAAATAATCAGCCATCAACAATTTTTGCTGCAGCCGGGAAAAACGGCGGGTCAGGCGGAGGCGGGATACCGAACGCAAGTGCTGGAGCCGGAATTCAACCATCCCAACCAGGCGCTAGCGGCACTTATGGCTTTGGAAACAATGGATCAAGCCCTTCAGCTGGGGCAGATAGAGGTGGCGGGGGAGGTGGGGCAGGCGGTGCTGCTCCAGGAGGGACTAACTCTGCGGGCGGGGCTGGGAAATCAAGTTCAATTTCTGGAACAAGCACTACTTATGCAGGCGGTGGAGGGGGTGGCGCGTATGGAGGCGGTATTACTGCTGGGGCTGGTGGCAGCGGCATTGGCGGCGACGGCGTAGCAAACGGTGGAGCGAGCGGGGCTTCGGGTGGAAGCGGGACAAAACACGGAGCCGTGAACACTGGGTCTGGTGGTGGCGGGTCATGGTGCGATGTTGGAGGTAGTGGTAGCGGGGGGTCGGGAGTTTGTATCGTGCGCTACCTAAATAGTTACGCTGCAGCAACATCGACCACAGGATCACCAACGATTACAGTTTCAGGTGGTTATCGTATTTACAAATGGACTGGAAACGGTTCAATTACATTCTAGGGATTGTGTATGGCGCATTTCGCAAAACTAGATGTAAATAATCTTGTGCTTGAAGTTCATTGCGTACATAACAATGAACTAATTGACGAAAATAGTATTGAGCAAGAACAAAAGGGGATCGATTTTTTGATTTCTTGGTCAGGCGGTTATACGCGCTGGAAGCAAACCAGCTACAACGGCAACTTCCGAAAGAATTATGCGGGTATAGGCTTTACCTACCGCGCCGACATTGACGCATTTGTGTCACCGCAACCCTTTCCTTCCTGGCTGCTGAATGCCAATGCTCAGTGGCGCGCGCCTGTGCCGATGCCAGAAGGTGGGCAAAGGTATAGGTGGGACGAAGATGCTTTAAATTGGGTGCAAGTGTAGCAAGTCTGATGGACGCTCAAACACTCATCAACGCAGCAATCGGTTGTGTTTGCGCAGCAGCGGGGTGGTGGCTGCGGGTTTTGTGGGAGGCGCAGCAGCGGTTGCAAGCAGATCTGCTGAAACTTGAAAAAGAACTACCTCGACTGTACGTTTTTAAGGATGATTATCAACAGGACATAGCTGAAATCAAGGCGATGCTCAACAAAATTTTTGACAAATTAGATTCTAAAGCAGACAAATGAGATTCTATAAAGGTATTATATGGCTCAAAAGTTTGTCTCGGATGAAGAATTTATACGCGTCTGGCGTGCGTGCGAAAGTCCGACTTTAGTTTCAGAACAACTAGCGCAGTCTGTTAGAAATGTACATGCCCGGCGCAAGAGCATCGAAGCGCGCTACAACATTGACCTAAGCACAAATGACCAACGCATAAAACAAAATCGCATCGTAATTCCGTACCAGCGCGTTAGAGTTCTAGCTAATATTGTTGGAACGGTTGTCGTTTTCAGCGACGCTCATTTTTACCCGGGCTTTGATAACCCAGGTTATCAAGCGCTCCTCAGCGTCATTAAACAAGTCAAACCCGTTCTTGTAGTTGCGAACGGAGACATTTTAGACGCTGCAACAATGCATAAATTTGAGCCTCTCGGGTGGCAGGCTCGGCCCTCAATCAAACAGGAACTCGATGCAGTTAGGGAGGCTATGTCTGGCATTCAAAAAGCAGCGCGAGGTGCATATCTCCATCGCACGATTGGCAATCACGACATTCGGTTTGACAAAAAACTAGCAGCAGCAGTGCCTGAAGTGCAGGATGTATATGGGATGAAACTGAAGGACCACCTTCCGGAATGGGAAGAGAGCTGGTCTATTTTCATCAACGAAAACACAATGGTCAAGCACCGGATATATAGCGGGATCCACTCGGGTTGGAATAACGTTCTCAAAAGCGGCGTTAGTACTGTAACTGGGCATACGCATATGCTTGAAGTCAAGCCTTATAGCGATTACAACGGCAGGAGATACGGTGTATCGACCGGAATGCTTGCAGAGCCAGATTCAAGTGCTTTTTTCTACACCGAGGATAATCCTGTAAATTGGTGTCAGGGTTTTGCGGTCTTAACGTTTGCGGAAGACGGACGCTTATTGCCGCCGGAGCTTTGTGAGGTGATTAAAGGCAAGGCGTATTTTCGCAATCAAATTGTCGGGGAGCAAAATGTTTGAACTTCTTGGCGGCGGGCTGCTAGGCAGCATCTTTGGTGGCATATTCCGCCTAATTCCAGAGTTGCTCAAATTATTCGACAAGCTGAACGAGCGCAAACACGAGCTTGCGATGTTCCGGCTGCAGACCGATCTGGAAAAAATGCGCGGCGAGTTCCGGGTCGAAGAGAAATACGTTGACCATTCAATCAGACAACTCGACACGATCAAACAGGCCTTCCACGAGCAATCGCAAACCGCTCAGGCCGCAGGTCGGTTCGTAGCTGCAGTCTCTGCGCTAGTTAGGCCCGGCATTACTTGGGCGCTGTTCGGCATGTACGCAGCGGTAAAAGCTGCTGGACTGGTTCTGGCATTTCAGTCTGATGCTTTCTGGGCAGACGTGCTCATTAAGTGCTGGGACTCTGACGATTTTGGTCTTTTTACAATGGTTTTGACTTTCTGGTTTGTTGGTCGCAGTATTGAGAAATATCAGAAATGAGCTACGTTGCTGTCATCTTTTTCTGCGTCGCAACTCAATGCAACATGGTTTCAATTGACATTCCGTTTGAGCAAGAGAGCGATTGTCGGGAAGCTGTGCGCTTTGGAGCAGACCGCCTGGCTGCGAAAGGCGCAACGCTCATAAACGGTCAATGCATCCCGGTACGGCGTGAATTCAGCAAAAAAAATAGCCAGGCAGTCGCTCATAAAGCCTTTTGAGGGTTTGGCGCGTCTGTTGCCTGACGGGCGCGTTGCAGCCTATCCAGACCCTGCAACCCGTGGTCATCCTTGGACGATCGGTTGGGGCGCTACGGGGCCGGACATCAACCCGTCAACGGTCTGGACACTGCAGCAGTGTGAAGACGCGCTTGACCATCACGTTGAATACTTTTTACAACACTTGCTCAAGCTGTCACCGTCGCTGCAGGGCGCACTGCCGCGACGTGTTGCAGCGGTGACGAGCTGGGTCTACAACTGCGGCCTTGGCAACTACCGCATCTCGACCTTTAAGAAGCGCATCGACGCAGGCGACTGGTCAGGAGCAGCCGAGGAGTGCCAGAAATGGAACAAGGCGGCAGGGCGCGTGCTGCCTGGGCTGACGCGCCGTCGAGCGGCAGAGGCTGCGCTTCTCGGGTGACAAAAACAGAGTGATGTAACTGGACAGGCTCCGGTAGCTCTCTGCAATAATACTTAG